TTGTGAGACCCGGGTATCTGCAATGACCTGGGCTTGTCGTTCGAGGGGCGCATTTTTCAGGGCCAGGTTTAATTTAGCATCGAGGGTTGCAACCTCGTTTGAATACGAGGTCTTTGCTGAAGGCGAATACTTGGCAGGCTTAGTTGATGCGGCTTGTTTCCTTGCTGAGTTAGCCAACGCCTTCAACTTATTGGAATGATCCACATACACTTGCTCAATGCGAGTACCTGATGAAAGAGTAGAAGCATCATCAGTAAGCGCTAACTTCTTGACCTCCATTAGTTTAGGTACAGTCTGACCTTTCTTATTTACGTAAGTTCGGCCAGTCTCTACATAAACGCGCTTACCTGTGGTCTTATCGATAGGTCCGCCTTGAGAAGCGGGTCTTTCAACTCTTTGTGGAACTCGTTCCTTGGATCCAGCCCGAGTAATCAGAGTAGATGCGCCTGCTTGTGAAGGGCGCTTTGATCCTGTAGGAAGTCCCTGATACTTGGCATTCAATGCAGCAATGCCATTATCCTGAGCCGATGCTCGGAAATCAAGACCGTGTTTTTCCGAATCAATGACAACCATCGAATGTCGAACAGCACGAGCCATCTCATCTGGGTTCGCACCACGAACACTCATATCAGCAATCAGATTGGTAACATTGCCCATCTCTTGCTGTTTACGAATTGGTGTGATATGCGGAACCTTAGATCCTTCAGGAATCTTGTAATGCTGTGGATCAAAGCCCTTCAATCCTTCAAGGGCGGGGGTTGTTTTGATAGCTCGATTTGTATTCGGGATAACAAGAACATAGTCACCATCAAAATCTGCACCTGAAAGATGTTCGGCCACTTTGTGATGAATGGCAATAGCATCTTTAGGTTGCGAACCTATGAGCTTCCTGGCTTCTGGATTCTTGTTGTTGACTGTCAGTTCAGGTATTTCAAACGTTCCTGCATGAGGAAACCGAATCAATGCTACACGAGTTCCATTCTCGAATGTTGGAGCAAAGACTTCGGTTGGCTTCATAGATGATACAGGAATGAGTACCCTTGTTGCCTGCTTTGGAAGGGCAGCAGCTTTGAGATGCACAGCTGCTGAATCTGTCGTATCAGCAAAAGTCTCAAGCAACTTCTTACGAACTGCAGGATTTGTGAGTTCATTGATTGACTTGAACTCATTCATTCTTCGTTCATACGTCATGTCAAGCTGTTGCTTGGCAAGCCTAGGATTCTGCTTTGACAATACCTGTGAAGAAAGATTCTTGGACCATTTGTCCCAATTACCTTCTTCATTGATAATGTTCATCGCTGATGTAACGCGATCTTTACCAGAAGAATCCTTCTCAATAAGCTGTCGTCTGATCTGAGCACCAAACGGATTGACAGTATCAACATTACCATGGATGTCCGTTTCCATAGCCTTCATGGCATCCTTCTTACGACCTGTGTTCGACTTGTTGGTATTAAACACAAGATCGGTGCCTTCAGGAAGATCGTCCTTGTACACAGCCATGCCCTTTAGATAATGCGTACCATCTACAGCAATACGCACTTGAGCATAGTGAGATGATCCAATGGAAACATCTTCCACACCTGGACGAACATAGATAACACCATCAGCTGCTGTGCCGCCATCTTCAGCATAGTTGATAGCAACACGCTTTGAATTCACTGACAACGGTGGCTGCAATCCGTAATAGGTTCTACCACCATCATCTGAAAAGTCAGTAGTTTGCTGAATCTCAGATCGATGCATCCATGCATCTTTTTGTGTAGTACCCGGTTTGGCTAGAACCTTGTATGTAGTCAGTTGTCCTGTACCAGCTTGTGGATTCTTGAGAGTATGAACTTCATACCCTTCTTCCTTGAGTAATGCCACAGCTGCATTCAGCTTGTCTTTACTGATACCAAGATTGGCTTCTACACCTCGACCAACGTCAACCCATTCTTTCTGATCAACTTGCTTTTTGAGCATCGATGCAGTCTCATGAAGAACCGCGTTCTTATCTTTTACACCAGGCTGAAGCAGAGAACGAACCGAGGACTCGTTGATCCCCATGTGTCGACCAATTGCAGAATTCGACCAACCTTTATCGGCCAGCTTCTGCGCTTGATTGATCTTATCTTGTCTCTGCTGTGTGGTAGCAATCGTCGTTCGTGCACGAAGCTGAGTGGTAGTAATGCCCATGCCACGAGCAATCTCTGTTGAACTCAGCCCTTGCTTCCGCATCATGTCGACAGCATCTAGAAAACTGCGATTACGAGTACTCGTCGAATTACCACCAGAACCCCAAGGGTAACGACCTGAATGACGAGGAGTGCCATAATGTTGTAGATGATCTTCTTCTTTGATAATCATGACTCCTCCTCTAGCCGCAGTTGGTTGATCTGCTTGTCGAAATCTTGAATCTTATCCATGATGAACGCAATATCATCTGGATCAGCGTCATAGATTATAACCTCATTATCTTGATAGATGCGAAGCTCAATATTTATCTTAAATGGATCAACCTCATACTCTAAACAGAATAAAGCAGCATAGATTTCAAGTTGATGAACTGAACCTGCGATAACACCAGTTTTCAAATCGAAGATTCGAAGCGTCTTGTATCGAAACGAAATGGCATCTGCTGTGCCAAAGCAATTCTCAGAATAGAACAGTACTTGCTCGGGGATCATTCTGTATTGAATAGCATCATTGATGTACATGCCCAATGTGCCAACATGATCAGAAAGCCTTCTTGCTTTGATCTCACCTTGAGCGTACAGATGTTGTGCTATACCATAAGCGGCAGCCTGTGCTGTAGTCCAACGTTCAGCGAGCCTATTGGGCGTGTAGTTAACCCAATGATACTGACTCGGACTCAGGAACGCATGTTCCCCTTGGAGGCTCAAATGCTTGTTGAAGCGCATCCAATACCCCCTCTTCATTTTCAGGATAGATGTATGATGCAAATGACATTTTATTTAAATGCTTAACGAAATGGTCTTGATTAGGTCTTACAGATGCATCTGCAGAACGCTTTACTTCAAGCGAAGCCCACCTATCACGATATAAAATCATAAGATCGAGAATTCCTTGTTGAGATGATGAATCGTTTTTCAAGATCACACAACCAGGAAATCTACGTTTGAGTTTACTAATCAATTTAGCTTGATATTGCGCCTCCGTCACATAAACACTCCCTTTTATATAGCAAGAAAAAAAGAGCCATTCTCCTTCTATCCATATGAGTGCGCGAATTCTCCGCGGACTAATGTCTATTATTCTACAATTCCGAATTCTTGATACGTAGGCCAGACAACTGTACGACTCAATATAGACAGAACTAGGTCAGATTCCAAGAGTCCATATCGTTTAGCACATTCAAATGAGTTCTCACTAATTTCTTTGGTCTTCAGGTCTTGAATGGGTGATGTGATGGGGTGCAAATATGGTATTCGAAACTGCTGGTTGTATCTGATGGCAAACCATCTTGGTCGCCATACCAGATTGTCCACACGATTGTTCAATCGATCCCCATCTAGATTGATAGGAGTATCGTAAGCCTCAAATTTCCGTGGCATGAACGCTTTGGCTACCAGAAGAGTGACCGATCTATGATGCTGTTTCCCATTTCTGAACAGACCCACATACAGAACTTCGAACTGATTCTGGTTAAGTTCCAAGATTCTCCCAGATTTCTCAGCCCGCACACGCCCAAAACTACTTATACTGTAATGCTCGAAATTTGTTATCTCTTTCCAGATCTCATGCATCGTTCTCCCATCCATAAAACGGCCCTCGGGCAACACGAGGCCTTGGGTCGTTTTTGATTTGCCAACCAAACACCTTGTAAAAGAGTTTTCTGTACGGATCCACCTAATGTCTATTATTCTATACATTATAGCTATTAGGTCGCGCGTAGAGGAAAAGTCTTTAGGTAGGCATATGGTTGGCAAATTGACCAAAATTGTCGCAAATTGCGACTATTCTAATTCTTTCTCGCTGAAATAGTTTGCATTGAAACTTTTTTTCGATTTCAAAACTCTCCAAATAGCGTTGTCAACTAGACATTGGGATTTTAGCGTATAATACCATAAATCGATGAATGGGGTGTTCATTCTGTCGATTCTGCCGTGTGCTTGCTCCCAGTGTTTGTACGAATATGTGAGCGAATAAAACAGGATTCCATTCGTTTTCACAGTGTCCCAGGCCTCCGCACCGGCTATGTACTGAACCAGATAGACCCATCTGTTGGTATCTGGCAGTTCTTCGTGCTTCTGACCGTTCCATTCGGCCACAGTAATCACGTCTTTTAAGCCCCGTAGAGCGTCTAATTCGTAATTGAAGTTGTAGAACACTATGAGTCGCTTATGGTCGCTTAGAACGGCTCTGACAGCCCTCAGACGCGATGGATCGCTGTTGATGACCCTGCGCAGAACCATGAACAGCTCCGACACGTCGCGAATCGGCTTGTTCTCGAACACATTCCACCGGGTCTTGATAATTTCATGCACTAAATCTTCATCATAATCGACCCTGATGATCTTGGAATGCCGTACAGTCTTCTTGACATACGGCATGTGAACCAGGATCTGGTCCCGCAATCGTCTCAGTTTCTGTTCACCTAGATAACGATCAACCTTAGGAAACTTGGCGAACGGTGCGTAGACGACATGTTCTCGCTTGAACTCTGTTCTATTCTTATAGTATCCGTTGGCAATGAAAACAGGGATGTAATCAAGCCAGTTGTCACCCGGGGTAGCACTGAGTAGAATCCAACTGTTCTCTCTGGCGATCTTGAGGAACGACTTGACCCACGCTCCGCTACCAACGAGGCGTTGCTCATCGAATACGAAGAAGCACCCTTTGATTCCGGAGTACTTATCGATGTTATTCCAACTATCCACTGTGAGCAGACCCGAAGCTGTACTATCCTCATACTTACTGATGGCGTAGTTTGCAGCTTCTCTATCCCAGTCAAGACTATCCCGCTTCTTGGCCGTTGTGATTACGAATATGTTCTTGGGTTGTTCGTGCTCCACGTAATATGCGATCGCGACCCGGGTTTTCCCAGTGCCGACCCCGCCCCACAGAATTGACCCATTCTTTAGCTTCTTTAATGCTTCTACTTGGTGGGACTGCAGGTCCACTTAACCATCTCCTAGGTCCATGACATTTACGACAATATATGTAGCCTCCCGTCGACCCACATCTTTGGCAAGCTCGGTCAATCTGTGGTTTGAGGTACTTGATTCTTGGCATTTTCTCCTCAAAATTATAGTACGAGTACCGGCGGATGGGACGCCTAAGCCACGACTATAACGGGATCTTAGACGCCCCACCCTATCTCCGATCAACGATGGCTGTTGTGATCGGAGAATCTTTAAACTATCTGTAACCGCACACTGGCCATGGCGACCAGGATCCAACCTGTTTGTATAACAGAACAGCTCTGTATTTTTGCTCGAGCTCACTGTTCTGATTCGGATAGCCTCGACCACCAACAG